CAATGTTGCTTGTAGCAACGAAACCGCTGTAACCTTTCGCGCACCGTATGAACGGAGGGTCGGGTGGACGGCTATCAGCGGGAACTGCGCGATTTTCTTACAGAATACGGCGCGACGGACGTCGCGGTGACGCAGGACGGCAAGCATCCCAAACTCGAGTTCGAGTTTCGCGGCAAACACGTCGCCTACACGATCGCCAGCACCCCGTCGGACCACCGCGCCGCCGCCAACGCGATCGGCGATCTGCGGCGCATGTTGGGCGACCCGATCGAGGAAGAGAAAACACCGAGCCGACGGCTCGAGGACATGCTGCCGGCCGCCAAGGAACAGGTGGTCTACAAAGGAAAGATCGCAAGCTATGGTAAAGGGTTGCGATTTACCTTCCCACCCGGCCTGATCTCTGCGTTTGGGATAGAGTTAGGCGATAAATTCGCAGCATCCCGCCTGGACAAAGACACTTGGCATCTGCACAAAATAAAGAATGCCGACATTTTAGGGCCAACTGTTCGCAAAGAAGGCGTTCAATTTTTTTATCAGCCCAGTACTAAGGCGACGGAGGGGCTGAGGAAAGGATTAGGGCCCTTTGCCGCGACGTTGGCCGATTACACCGTCGTGGGCGATGCCATTGTCGTGTATCTGCCCCCGCAGACCTTGCGCCCACCCTCCCCATCGGGGAGGGGCCACGAGCGCATCAGCCTCCCAGCGCCCGGCATACAGCCTTTGTCAACGTCCGCCCCCGCGGCGGACGCGCCCGTGCCGGCCACCGTCGCCACCCCCACCACCGTCGCCACCCCCGCCCAAATTGCGCTCACCGAGACGGTGGAGGACGTGCCCGGGCGCTTGCGCTACATCCTCGCTCTCGTCCAGGCGGGCGAGCGGCAGACCGGGTATCGCCTCATCAAGCTGCGCCGCGAGAACGAGGCCGACGGGATCTGGGTCTGGCGCGCGCCGGATATCCGGCTGGAGGAGCCATGAGCCGTGCCCCAGGCCACAGAAGAGCTGATCCAGGTTCGCGCTCCGCACTTCTGCGCTGGGCTGGTGATCGAGGATGGGCGGTGCACCGAGGCTGCGCCGATCCTGCGGCGGACGTGCATGGGGCGAGGGGCAGATGAGCTACGGGAGGCGTTCAAGCGCCGAGGGTGGCGTGCGGTGGTGGTAGAGCCCATGAGGGAGAACCAAACATGCTGAAAATGGGCGGTCGCGGCGATGTCGACGGCAAGCCGGTCGAACTGATGATTATCGGCCTGTCGCACAAGAACCTCGACGAATTGCGCAAGGGCCATCCAATCAAATGCCGGGCCTCCGACTTTGGCGTTACGGGCGACATCGAGATAGTGATCTTTTCCGGCCCAACCGAGATGGCAATGGCCCGCGAGATGGGACTGAACCTCACGCGGCGCGCTCAGCCTCGCGCTCAGCCTCGCGCTCGGCGGCCTTGACGATGGCGGCGCCGCGATAGGCCAGTAATTTGCTGCGCACCAGCTCCAATGCCTGGACGACGCGGTAGAGTTCCTCGCGACGCGCGGTCTCGCTGGGCTTGGTCTCGAGCCACAGCCGGTAGGCGTCGGCGCGGATCTCGCTGAAGGCGCCGGCCAGCGTCGGGTCGGCGAGGAGGCGCGTCGCCATCTCGCCGCGCCGGATCATATCGGCCTCCGGCAAAGGCGGCGCCTCGAGCAGCGGCTCGGGGAGGGGGGTGGCGGTTTGCGGCGCGGGCGGCGTATAAAACCGCCACCACCCCGACCACCCCATCAGAAGCTCTCCGGTGGCGCTGTGGCGGCCTGAAGCGAGGCCCGGTGCATCTCGAGCTCCGCCGCGTTCTGGGCCTTCAGGCGCTCAATTTCGAGGTCGTTGGCGGCACGCACCCGCTCGATCTCGAGATCGTTCTGCGCCTTCTGCTGGGCGAGGGCGAATTGCTGGCGCAGCTTTTCGGCGTCGAGCCCCCTCTGGTGCTCGGCCTGCTGCACGTTGATCGCCATCTCCTGCTGCGCCTTCTGCTGGCTCAATTGCTGCTGGTGCGCCGCCTTTTGCTGATTGAGCTGGCCGTCGGTCTGCGCCTTCTGCTGCTGGAGCTGCATCTCCATCTGCGCCATCGCCTGCATCTGCGCCGCCTGGGGGTCGGGCTTGGGCGGCGCCGGCGGCCCGGTCACCGAGGGCGGCGGCGGCACGGTCGGGTCGGTCACCGCGAAATTCGATTTGAAGCCGGCGTTGGTGCTGATCTTGGCAACCGTGTCGTAGACGTTCTTGGCGTAGACGAGCGGGCCCGCAAGCCCACCTTGGGCGGTGACGATCTGCTGCTGCAGGTTGAGGAGCGCCATCAGGTGGCTGAGGATCTGGTCGCGATTGCCGGTGCCGAGGCCGACATTGACCGACACCGTCATGTCGTTCTTCCATTGCGCCGGGTCGGTCTGCAAGGGGCCTCCCGACACCCGGATGATGCGCTCCTGTTGGGCGTGCTTTCTGATCAGGCCGAGGACACCCCGGACCATCCGCTCGACGCTGAAGGCGTAGATCCGCGCGATCAGCTCGACGCGCTGCGCGGCAGCCTGCTGAATGAGGCTGACGCCGGTCGCCGTTTTATTAAGCGCGTCGGGATCGAGCCCCTGATTGTGCCGGCTGATGCCGGTGCGCACCTCGGCGGTCTGGTCCATGTACTCGACGAGGCCCTGCGCCTTTTCGGCGACAAACGGGGTCAACAGCGGCGTCACGCCATCGGCCGACCTGACCCGCACGAGGCCGCCGGGGCGGCTCGTCAGCAGATCGTCATAAGTCTCGTCGGTGGCGGCGGCCTCGACGACCAGATGGCGCGGATTATTGGTCAGGTAGAGGTTGTCGAGCATCTGCCGGATCAGCGTCGATTTGATGCGCTGGAGGTCCATCACCAGATCGGCGACCGACATGCCGACCAGCTTGTGCGGCATCGGCACCGGGCACAGGAAGTTGAACGGGACCTCGTCGACCTCCTCGATGTCGGGTTTGCCGTTCTTCGTCAGGATGACGGCGGCGTTGTCGACCGTCGTGACCTTGAGGAGCTCGGCAAGCCCGTCGCCGTCATAGTCGGCCTGGATGTAGTTCTCCTCGACCCAGATCATCCGCATCGGCTTGTCGGTGCGGTCGTTGGTGGACGGCATGTCGTCGTCGGGCGCGTAGCGCTGCAGGCGCTCCGAGTTGTAGTCCTCGCTGTCGCTCCACGAGATCCGGTCGAGGCACTCCTCGTCATAACCCTGCTGGAGGAGTTGGGTGCGCGTCTCCGGCTGCCGGTGGCACAGAAACGGGATGTTGTCGCGGGTCGCGCGGCGCGAGAAGAGGACCTCCTCGGGCGGCACGTTGCGGATCATGATGCGACCCTGCTTCCTCGTCACCCGCAGCTTGCAGTCGTAGAGCATCGGCCGTGGCGGCGGGGCGCCCGGGAGCGCGGCAGCAACGCCCCCTGCGGGGGCGAAGGCAGCCCCCTGCGGGGGCTGCGGCCCCGTGCCGAGCCCCGCGGCTGCCAGCGGGTTGGGCGCGTCCTCGCCCATGCCCGAGAGGGTCGGCGCCGGGTACGAGGTCTCCTCCAGGATCTCGACGGTGGCGCTGGCGTCGGGACCGCGGTCCTGCAACTTGGCCTGATACTCGTCGGCGGTCAGCCCGGTGAACGTGTTGGTCTCGCGGATCTGTTCCTCGCTCCACCAGCGCTTCAGCCAGCCGAGCTTCTGCAGGAGCCCGTCCTTGAACCAGTCGTGCAGGATCAAAAAGCCGGGGTTGTCGACGTTGAAGACGTGGTTGACGTATTCGGTCGCCTGCCGCGCCGCCTCCTCGGGGTCGAGCGGCGGCGGGGCGCCCGGCGGGGTGGGCGGCGGCGTCATCGTCGTGCGGATGGGGGCGAGCTCGGCGATCGTGTCGCTGGCGGTAAAGATGCGCAGGAGCGCCGGCAGCACCCACTCGACGGTCTCCAGCACCGTCAGCATGACGACCTTTGAGCGGTTCTGCCCCGGCGGCGGGTCGGCGAACTCGCCGCCCTGGTAATACGTCATCGCCTGCATGCGCTCGTTCGCCAGCTGGCCGTTCTCGGCGCCGATCGCCTGGGCCAGCTCGCGCCGGACGATGTCCTTCAATTCCTCCACCGGCATCAGTTTCTTCTGGTCGCGCCGCGGCACGCCGGTCGACGGGCTCGACCCGTAGCCCCCGCGCTGGCCGGCAAACAGCCCGTTATCGAGCGGCGGCATTTCGCTCACCGTTGGGCATCTTGGCCCGCAGGGTATTGAGCTGACCGGTATGCATGGCGAGCTGCTGCTTCATCCCGGTCAGCTTCTCCTCCAGCTCGGCGACGCTCGCCCGCAGGCCCACCAATGCGGCAAGACCCGTCTCGAGCGCCGCAACCCTCTCCTCAAGGGCAAGCTGGCGCATCGCATCGGCGGCACTCACCTGCGGTTGCGCTCGCCCGCCGCCGCCCCCGGGTTCTCGCGCGATTGCGGGTGGGCGTCCGCCGGATGCGCGGCCGGGTGGGCTGCCGCCGGATGCGCGGCCGGGTGGGCTGCCGCCGGATGGGCCGCCGCTGCCGCCGCCGCGGCAGCCACCACAACCGCATTCGACGCCGGCGCCGCCGTCGAGCCCACGTTATTGGTCGCCGTCACGACACAGGTCAGCGCCCGCCCGGCGTCGCCCGCGACAATCGTGTAATCGGCAGCGACGGCCGCCGCGATCGGGTCGCCATT